CATTCTATGTGGGGTCAAGAGCATCATAAAACATCAAATATGGAAGAGCATGTTCATAATGATGGTGTACAAATTGTAGGCTTTTATTTTATAGATTGCCCAGAAAATAGCTCGCATATGATCTTTACTGATCCACGCTTTGGCAAAAATCAGTTAGGCATAGTAGAAGCCGATCCTACTAAGATTAGTATGGCATCTACGCATATTAGTTTTAAGCCTGAAGTCGGTAAATTGTATTTAACCAATGCTTGGTTAGCACATTCTTTTTCACGGCATAACAATGATAAACCATTTAAGTTTATTCATATGAATCTGTCTGTGCAACAAGCGCCTCCTCAGCAAGAGGTGACAATTGTATGATGAACAAGTACTTGGTCAGATACAACAAAACACGAGGACAACCAGGCAGAGGAACAATTGAACATGTATGGAGAGTATTTGAAAATGGTAAAGAATTTTTATGCAAGCATATCAAAATTGAAGTTCCTGTCCACGATGAAAGATCTGGTGAAGACTGGTCTCTCTGCGGTTATGGCTATATGGAAATCAATAAAGAAGAATCTCTAATCACTATTAAAGCTACTAAGGAGTAATCATGCAATTCTTAAAAGAAATTGAAGCACATTTGGAAAACTTTGAATCAAAAGCCAAAGAAGAAATTCAAAAGTTTATTGACCATTTATATACAAAGTATCAACCGGTGACTGATGCAGTAGTGCCACCTCCTGCACCATTGACTATTACTACTCTTGTGCCAGCACCTGTGACTTTGGTTCCAGTTTGCGTACCTGCAGCGGATGCAACTCCAGAGCCGGCATCTGAGATAACAGTGACGTTGCCTGAAGACAATACATCTGAAGTAACAATCACTCCGGCACCAACTACTTGCGCACCTGCAGCTGAATAAAGTGTTTATCATGGATCCAATAGAACTACAAATTAACGAAACAGACAAGCGTCTAATGGTCCATGAAGCTGTTTGTGCGGAGCGCTATGAAGGTATTCAAGATGCACTTGCTAAAGGTGTTAAACGTATGCAAAAAATTGAATATCTTTTATACGCAGTCATTGCTGCTGTCCTGTTAGGCCCTAACTTTGCAGCTAAAATGTTAGAAAAGTTTATAGGTGGATAATGCCTGAATTCTTAACTCATCTTGTCACAGGTAAAGATAATAAAACTCATGACATTGGTCGTTGGACTTGGTTAATTGGGTTTATTGCAGTTATCTGTATTGCTGCATATGAAGTACTTCAATCCAAGTCTATCAGCTTAACAGAGTTTGCAGAAGCTTTAGGCATTGTCTCTGGTGCTGGAGGTGCTGCTGTTGCTATGAAACAAAATTCGGAGCCGCAGTAATGTTTCCACTACCTATTTCCACTTATATCTATATTGCCATAGCACTTGGTACTGCATTCATTACTCATAGAGTTGATGGCTATTATTCTGAAAAAGAAAAATTAGAAGCTGTGCAGCATGTGGTTGAAGTACAAACTAAAGTGGCCAATGACCAAGCTATGATTAGCCAACAAACGCAAAAGGACAAAGATGATTTACAGACTCGCTATGATAATGCTATTGCTCAGCTTAGAGGCTTGCGCAACACAAACCTTTCAAACGGTCAATCCTCCGGCTTTGCAATACCAAGTCAAGGACTCAGATTACTTGAATCAGATGCAGAAGTTCTTATCGGGTTTGCAAAGCAATGCACCAACACAGAAATAGAGCGGAATGACGTGATTAACAAATATAATGCTCTAATGGTGACTAAATGACTGAAAACTTTGACCATTCCCTTGATTTAGTCCTTAAGTCAGAAGGTGGGTTTGTTAATAATCCTAAAGACCCAGGTGGAATGACTAATTTAGGCGTAATAGCATCTACATGGGCAAATTTTAAAGGGCGTAATACTAATGAAAAAGAAATGCGATCTCTTACAAGAGATGATGTCGCACCTTTGTATGAAAAGAAATATTGGGATGCTTGTAAATGCGATGACCTGCCTTCTGGCGTTGACTACCTTGTATTTGATTTTGCAGTAAACTCAGGCCCAGGGCGGTCTGTCAAAATACTACAAAGAGCCCTTGGTCTGCCTGAAGATGGTGCTGTTGGTCCTGTCACAATTCAGACCATTGATGTCATGGATAAAACAGAACTAATTGCTAGGTTCTCAGATGCTAAGAAGCAGTTTTATGAATCATTACCGACTTTTGCTACTTTTGGCAATGGTTGGTTAAAACGAGTTGATGAAGCTCGTGTTAATGCTAGTAATATGTTAGGATAAAAAATGGCTACCTCCTGTACTCCCGCATGTACCGCAGCAGCGGCAATGACTTACAACAGTCTGATTACTGATGTGACGCAGTACTTAGAGCGGAATGATACAGCTGTTGTTAATCAGATTCCTCAGTTCATTATGCTGGCTGAGTTTGAAATTGCACAAGAAATCAAAACACTTGGTCAATTAAGTGTAGTAGAAAGTACTATGAATGCAGGTAATCCTGTTATTCCTAAGCCAGCAAGATGGAGAAAAACCACATCGTTTAACATTACCAATGCAGGTGTGAAGCAGCCTGTTTATCTTCGTAAGTATGAATATTTAAGAAATTATGCCCCAACTAGTGGCGCAACTAGTGTTCCTTTATACTATTGTGATTATAATTATGACAACTGGTTAGTCGCTCCTACGCCTGATCAGGCATACACATTTGAAGTTCTTTACTATGAGAGGATTCCGCCTTTGTCTTCATCAAACCAGACAAACTGGATCACACAGAATGCACCAAATGTGATGCTATATGGTACGCTGCTTCAAGCAATGCCATTTTTAAAGAATGACCAAAGACAAATATTCCAACAGAAATATACTGAAGGAATGCAAGCTCTCAAGTTGGAAGATCAGCTTCGTATTGCTGACCGTCAAGCAATTGCTCAGGATAGCTAATTATGACTACATATACCAATCCGTTTACTGGGCAGACCGTATCACCTGCTCAAGTATCTTATGAATCACTGACCATATCAACAAACACCACATTACAGTGGCCTGTGAATGGTACAAGTTCTTCACTTACGACTGCAAATATTATAGAAGTGACCGCCACTACAGGTGGATTAGAGTTGTTGTTACCAGCAGCTACTCAAGTCTCTGTAGGTGAAGCTGTTATTATTCGTAATATTGGATCAAATTCCTTTACTGTTACAAATAACAGTGGCGGAACCATCATTACTATTGCTTCTGGCATTGCAGAATACATCTACTTAACCGATAATACAACCGCCAATGGTATATGGGCAACTGTTACTTTTGGTGCAGGCACATCATCTGCCAATGCTTCAGCTCTTGCTGGTTATGGTCTATATCCAATTACGACTACTTTAAATCAGCAATATGTTACAACCAACTTTTATTCAAATCAGACTCTAGATGCTACCAATCGAGCTGAGTTTATAGTCTGGTCAAGTGGAGTAGGCACACTTACACTTCCTCCGTCTGCATCTGTTGGCAATGGTTGGTTTGTGATGATCGCTAATGACGGAACAGGCATTTTAAACATTGCACTTCAAGGTACTGACACAATAGATGGCAATACATCTAAGCAATTACAAATTTCTGAGTCATTTGTGGTTGTGTGTAACGGCTCTGGGTTTAATAGCTTTGGTTATGGGCAAGCTACTCAGTTTGTATTTACACAGTTAGCACTTGTAGTTACTGGCGGAACGCTGACTGAGACTAATGCACAAGCATCTAACTTAATTCAAGAGTTTAGTGGTAACTTAACATCAAATCAAATTATTATTCTACCTTCTACTGTTCAGTTATATTCAGTTACCAATAATACAACTGGCTCATTTAACTTAACATTTAAAACTGTATCAGTCGGTGGTGCAACTGTTACTGTGCCTCAATCAACTAGTGTGATTTTAATTTGCGACGGCACTAATGTTTACAATGCTACTTCAGGCGCAGTTAGCTCAATCACTTCATTGACTTTAGGTAATGGGTCTACATCAGTACCGTCATTAAAATTTACCGGCGATCTAAATACTGGTATTTATTTACCGTCTACTGGAACATTTGGGTTTGTAGTAAATAATACAGAAGCTGGTTACTTTGATAATACAGGATTCTATGCATTTAACGGTATTAGCGGAGGGACATTTTGACCGCTAATGTTATCTCCCTCAATATTCCTGCAGGAATTCAGCGAGATGGTACTCAGTTTGACTCACCAATGTACGTTGATGGGCAATGGGTCAGATTTCAGCGCGGTCGTCCTCGTAAGATAGGTGGGTACAAAGGTATCTTTTTAAGCGCGCTTGAAGTAAGTCGTGGTATGACCATGCAATCACAGCAAGGTTTAAACTATGTCTATTCAGGTTCACAAAATTATTTACAAGCTTGGCAAACTGATAATGATGATGGTGTAGGCTCAGGCCCGATTAACATTACATTAAATAACTTTACAGCAAATGAGAATAACTTATGGCAGTTTGATATTGGTTATAACTCTAATGGATCAGGTCAGCTTCAAGTGGTTGCACACCCAGGTCAAAATCTAACTGATATTGATAGCACTATTAACGTCCCTGTACTGTCAGGCAATTTCCCATATGGTGCTTTGTCCAAGGTGGGTGTCTTTACAGCCACTGGAACATTAACCGGTACATCATTTGTGATTAGCTCTGCTAACTATAAAATTGGTCTAGGTCAGACAGTAACAGGCGCTAGCTTACCTGCAAATACTACAGTTACTCTTGTGTCGGTTGTAGGCGCTACTACCACTGTGACTTTAAGCAGTGGCGGTGGTTCAGGCACGCAAACATTGACCTTTGATAATAATATCTCTGTGTCAGGTGGCGCATGCATGATTTACCCATACCTCTTTGTATATGGGAATAATGGCTTAATTCAAAATAACTCAGCAGGCGACTTTACAAACTGGACAGGCGCTGATTCAAACGCAAATAATGTATCAAGCACAAAAGTAGTTAAAGGTATGGCACTTAGAGGCGGAACTACATCACCTTCAGGCTTGTTTTGGTCACTTGATCAGCTTACTCGTGTATCATATAGCCCTACCACTGTAGGATCATCTGTCTTGTATTGGCGGTATGACATTATTAGCACGCAGACATCTATCATGTCAAGTTCATGCGTCATTGAATATGATGGCATATACTATTGGTGTGGTGTAGATCGATTCTTAATGTATAACGGTGTTGTTCAAGAAATTCCTAACACTACAAATCAAAACTACTTTTTCGACAACTTGAACTATGTACAACGCCAAAAAGTTTGGGCAATGAAGATTCCTCGTTGGGGTGAGATCTGGTGGTTCTATCCTGCAGGTGATTCTACCGAGTGCAACAATGCCATTATCTATAATGTGCGTGAAAAGACTTGGTATGATGCCGGTTTTGCTCCTGCAGCGAATCGATCAGCAGGTGTGTTCTCTGAAGTATTCCGTTACCCTATTTGGGCAGAGAATGTGCAGAATATTGCAGGTACATACACACTATGGCAGCATGAAGTAGGCACTGATGAAATCTTTTTAAGCACAGTAAACGCTGTTGAATCATTCTTTGAAACCAATAGTATTGGTTGGGTAAGAGGCGGACCTGGTCAGTTATCTGTAACAGGACCTAATAAATGGATTCGATTAGAACGAATAGAGCCTGACTTTGTGCAATCCGGTCAGATGAGTGTAACAGTCACAGGTAGAGGCTATGCAGATGATACAGACATTACCACTGCGCCTTACACATTTGAGCCTGACACTTTAAAGATTGATATGCGTGAACAAAGACGTGAAATGAGACTTCGCTTTACAAGTAATACAGAAGGCGGAAACTATCAGCTAGGTAATGTTCTATTAAGCGCTGATATTGGTGATGAACGCTCTACAGGTAACCCATAATGGTAGTCTATGATCCACGCGGACTAACATGGGACTATTGGTGTTCCAGAATGGCTGATTTGTTTGCAGCAAATCAGTTAGGCACAGTCTCTGAAGACAAATGGAGAGACTGGGCAGATGGTATGCAAGGTATTGGATACTTTGTAAACTCTGCTGTACCTGATCCAAGAGGCTTTGATGAATGGTATCAATGGGCTGAATCGTTAGTTGGTATTATGAATGTAGATACAAGGCAACTTTAAAATGACACCAGAACAAATTATCGCGTATGAAACTGGCCGAAAAGGCATGAATTCTGATGCAATCTTAGCCAAGCTAAGAAAGCACATACATGAGCATGATGCTAATTTACTACAAAAGCATGATACATTAATGTACTTAAAAAGAATTGATGATCATAATGCCGACGTGTACTTTATTACAATCGATGCGCCATTGGTTTTATCCGGCGCAATTAAATATTTTTTAGATTTGGCTAGAAAGCACGGAATTAAAGTGCTTCATACATCTTCTAAGAATCCTAAAGTAATGCAAGCTCTACAGTCAAATCATGCTCATGTTATGCGATCTCCACAGAACCCTTCCAAATTGGCAATCATTTTATAATGACTAAAACTGTAGAACAATTTAAAGATTGGTGGATTAAGTCAGGAAGACCGTTTCGTCCTCCTTTTAAGAATTGTATTCATACAACTGACATTGCATATGCCTTATGCTTATTTAGAGAAGGTCAATATCAAGTAGAATTGTATATTTGTAAACCAGACACTGAGACCACAAAACATAGCCATCCAAATGTAGAATCGATATCTATGTATTTAACTGGTGATTTATCTTTTTCAGATAAACAAGGTAAATTTGCTGATTTATCCGCATATCAATGGCCTAGGCAAGATGGGTCGCATATGCTGTTAGGAAAAACTGCTGATAAGAACAATGGAACACCTCATGCATTGAAAACTGGATCAAGAGGCGGCTCATTTTTAATTTTTGAACATTGGTTAAAAGACAACCCATCATCAGTAACTACGCACTGGGAAGGTGAATATGTAGGACCAATGCATGCAAAAACAATAGAGGCTAATCATGTGGTCTAATGTTACTGAATTTAAACAATGGTGGTTAAAGAGTCGACCATTACGTCCTCCATTTGATCAAGCATCATTTATTACAGACTTAGCTTATTCTCTTTGTTTATATAGAGAAGGTGCATTTCAAATTGAACTGTATATACTTAAACCTGATAGTACTGCCCCTTTTCATTCGCACCCAGGCGTTGATTCTACATTTATTTATTTAGGCGGAAATTTAGAATTTGGACTAGAAGATGGAACATTTCCTGACTTGTCTGAATTTCAAAAAGCTAAAGAGAATGGAGCACATATGCTATTAGGTAGGTCTGCCGATGCACCTGATGGTATGCTACATTCTGTTAGAACATTTAAAGAAGGTGGTGCATTTTTAAGTTTTGAGCATTGGAAAGAAAAAGAGCCTGATTCAGTAGTGTTGAATTGGATCGGGGAGCCTGATGGTAAAGTACATGCACAAGTATTGGGAAGATGATCACATTTCAGAAAGAGCCGCCTAATCCTTTTACAAAAGAAGCGATTGCATTATTTAAAAAGCATTATCAAGAATTAGCAGAAAGAAAAGATGTAATTAAGTTAAAACCGAATTTAAAGATGTATAACAATTTGTACAAGAAGGGAGCTCTAGAAATACATACAATTCGAGATGATGGCAAACTAATTGGATATAGTCTATGGTTTATTACTAAACATATACATTATGCCGATAGTATTACTGCTAATTCAGATGTATTGTATATAAGTCCAGAGCATAGAAAAGGAATGACAGGCGTGAAGTTTATTAAATGGACAACAGAAGAAGTTAAGAAGCGTAATCCGCAAAGGATTATGTTTCATGTTAAGCCATTTCTAGACTATAGTCCTATACTTGAGCGTATTGGCGCAAGATTTTTTGAAAAAATATATACTATTGTGACGGAGTAAATTATGGGCGGAGTCGTTTGTATTGTTGAGTGTTTTGTTGGGTGTGCTATCCCAACTTGTTGGATTCCAGGCGCATGCTGCGTCCCTGGTATTAGTTGCTTAATACCTTGTTGTGTAAGCTGTTTAAGTCCTTTCTGCGGACCTAGTTGCGGACCTACAAGTACTCCAGGTTGTGGTGCAGTACCTTGTGCACCTGAACCTCCTACATGCCAGCCTGCTCCTGTTCACTGTTACAGTACTCCTTATTGTGGTCCAACAGCTGCATGTAATCCATCAGGATTGACACCTGCTGAGCAAGCTGCATTAAAAGCTGCAGGTACAACAGCAGCTACAACATTAGGTAAACAAGTATTGGCTGGCTTATTATCTCCATGTGCGCCTAGTAAAAGCGCTAAAACTCAGTCCAATGTCAGTGGCGCATTGACGTCAGCTGGGACAAGTATGGTTGGTGGAACATCAGGAAGTGGTTCTTCAGGTGGTGGTGGTGCTTTACCTACGCCATTACAGAGTGCCGGATTAGCAGCTGCCCCTGTGTACAATACAAATACAAACATTCTTAAACCATTGACACAGTTAGAGAATTTAAACGGAACACCTGAGTCTCAATCAGCTACTGCACCTCAGACATTAGCAGCTACAAACTTACGAGTAGGCGATCCTACTGGTATGCCTACTCAAGCTATGGGTGCATCAGCACAGCCTAATCCATATGCTGCTTTATACCAAACAATGCTAGGCGGTCTAGGTACATCGAATCCTTCACCGGGTTATCCAGTAGCTGCAGAAGGTGGTAGTCAGGCCGACATTCTCCAAAGATTCCAAGATCAGAATCAAAGAAATAGATCTGGCGCACTTATGAATTCCGGATTAAAATTACTCAGTGGACAAAAAGCAGGTGGTGCACAGCATGAAGAGAATGGTGAACATGGAGAACATGTACCAGAATTCATTACTGGTGCCACTGGGCATTATGTAAAAGGTAAAGGTGATGGACAGTCTGACGATATCCCTGCTATGTTGGCTGATGGTGAGTATGTTTTTGACGCCGATACTGTTGCTGCTTTGGGTAACGGTTCAAGTGATGCAGGTGCCAAACTCTTAGACCATTTTAGAGAGTCTTTACGTGAACATAAAAGATCAGCAGCTTCAGACAAGATACCGCCAAAAGCATCACCATTGGCATATATGAAAGAAGCGCTTAAACGGCATTCGAAAGGTTAATTATGGCACTACCATCAGCATCACCTGCAGTTCCTTGTATTGGTGTAACTGCAGGATCACCACAAGGAGGCACATTTACTCAAGGGGCTGCCCTTCCAAATATTACGACCACTCAGACATCAGCAACAGCTGCTCCTCAGTTTTATACTTGTTATTTAAGTAATTTAGCAAGTCAAGGTCAACAATCTGCTCAAAATGCTCAGTATGTTGGTGCTCAGCCATTGCAGCAACAAGCATTCTGCCAAGTTGCTAAGAATGTAGGCAATTATCAACCCACATTAAATTCTGCAATTTGTGCTGCTAATCAAGTTAAAGGAACCAATTTAGCATGTGCTGTTGGTAATTATGGTCAGTCTAATATTGCTATGAACTTGGCACCACAGACAACTGCAGGCATAGTTGGTGCCGGACAGTTTGGATCGACTAGAGGTGCTGGTGCATTAGCACAAAATTTATCTAATGCAGACTTAGGTATTACACAGTTACAAGAGCAAGCATTACAGCAGTGCCAAGCCAATAAGATAGCAGCTGCTAATACTCTTGGTAATTTAGCAACAACACAACAGAACTTAGGACTAGGCTGTGTTAATGCACTCTCTACACTAGGCGCACAGCAACAAACCATTGCACAGAACCAACAGTTATTTCCATTACAGCAACTAACCAATGAGTCTGCATTACTTCGTGGCTATACAATGCCTACAAGTACTGCTCAGTCTTACACAGGCCCAATTCCCGGAGCTTATGCAGCATCTCCATTACAGCAAATTGCAGGTATGGGAGCATTGGCTGCCGGTATCAGTTGTACAGCACTTGGAAAAGCTATTGGCAAAGGTGCATCAGGTGCTATGTGCTCAATATCAAAGTATTTATTTGGTGGCAAGCCATGTTATGCATGTGCCGGTGTGCCATGCGCTCCTTGTTATAGCCCTGTTAAATATGCATGTTGCGTTATACAGAACCCAGGTGATTATGCTTGTGGTATTTAAAGGATAAATTATGGCAACATCACCACTAAATGCTTTAAAAGATGCTCCAGTACCTTCAGAAATTGGCGGAGATGAAGACTATTCATCAAAATATATCGATGCCTTAAATAAAATTAATGAAACTCTGAATCAACGTACAAGCCAGCCAATGAACTGGTTCAGTATTGCAGGTGCTTTATTAAAACCCGGTCGCACAGGAAATGCAGGTGAAGCAATTGGAAATGCAGCTGATGTAGTAGGTCAACAAGTCGAAAGACAGAGACAAGAAGAACTACCAGTAGCACAAATGAAAGCCGAGATTCTTGGTAAGCAATACCAAGTAGGCAGACAGCTTCAAGGTAATAAGATATTAGGCAGCATTTTAGGAACTGACCCATCCGCTGCAAGACAGTCATTAGAAGCAGGCAATGTACCTGCAGGCATTAGTCGTCTTGCCAACGGTAAGCAACTAGCAGCATTGACGTATTACGACAAAGATGCAGGAGTTGCATTAAAAGCAGGCATTGATGTTGAGCAAAAGCAAATGGAAAATGCCATTAAACTTCTTGACTCAGGCGTTGATATGTCAAAAGCAACTGCTAATATGAGTCCAGATCAAAAGAAAGAGTTTACTGCTAATATAGATGCATATAGAAATATGCTCGGTATTCCTGGGCCTCATAGCAATAATGCACAGTCTTTAGTAGAAGATCCTGCAATCGCTGCTAAGAATGCAGGCGTTCCTGTAATTCGTGGTCTTGGCTCTAATGAGAAGTTATATGCTGATAGTGTGGCAAACGGTACTCCTGGAATTCAGCCAAATGGGCTACCTGTTGCTAAACCAGGAACCAGTATGCATGAAAAAGGTGCAGCATTAGATGTTGATGCTAAGAGTCTTACACCACAAGGCCGTCAATGGTTAGAAGACAATGGCTATAAACAACCTATGCCAGATCGAGATCCTAATCATTGGGAGCTTGCTTCTGTAACAGCAGCAAAGCCAACAGCAATTAGTGGCACATTAGTACAACGCCCTGATGAAAC